TCCCCTGGCCCGTGGTGTCGATGCCGATGTACTCCACCCGGTACTGCGTCCAGAGTTCCTTGATCATATCCGCCTGCTGTGGCCACGGCGTGCCCCGCATCTTCAACTTCTCGATCACCCTGAACGCACCCCGCAGACTCGATGGGGTCGCCAACACGACTACCTCGGCGCCGTCCCCATACCGCGCCGGGTCATACCCCAGCCAGACCGGCCCAGCGTAGGGCGGAGTCCGCTCGTGGTCAACGTCGCGCCACGTGCTGGCGTCTACCATGCACAACTCCAGTTGCGCCAACTTGAAGACCCCCGCCGTATCGTCAATGAACTGGCACATGAACAGTTGGTTGAACTCTCCTTCCGAGTACTCCAACTTCAACTGTTCCAGGTCGAAGAAGTCGCACCCCTGTGCCATCGCGTCAACGATCGTGATAACCTTGCGCCACTGGCCATCCGCACAGCGCTGCCCGCGCGCGCTCAACTCCGCCATCGTCGGGAACTTCACCAGCGGCCGCCCCGTCGCCTTGCGGCTGGCATTGAACGTGTCCCCACTCCAAAACGGGTACATCTCATGACTGCGCGCCGAGGGCGTGGAGAAGTACGTCTTGCGCCACTTCTTCTGACTCGCCATCGCCGAAGCCACCTTATTCAGCCGGCCAAACTTCGGTATCCAGAACGCCTCATCTATGTACACGTGGCCATGGTAACTCTGCGCCGTAGTCGAGTTCGTGGACAGGAAATACAGCGTCGCCGTCCCATGCGGCGTCTCGATCACCATCCGGTCTTTCCCCACCACCTCAATCCCGAACCACTCCCGCGCCGCCTCCTTGATGTACTCGCGGAACACATCCGCCTGCGCCCGGCTGGCCGATATGAATATCTGATTGTCGCCCGTCAACAGCGCATCCGCGAAAGCCTCTCGCGCGAAATACATCGTCAAGCCGGTCTGGCGCGCCTTCAGGATATCGCGACACCGCTCCCGCCGGTGCTCCCACAAGTCTCGCTGATACCCCTTCATCCAGCCGAGGAACTTGTCTAGCCAGTCCGTGCCGATCTTGCGGAAATCGTTCCGCTTCTCTGACCGCTTCTTCTTCTGTGAATCTCCTCCCTTCTGTTCACTCGCAACAGCCTCCGGAGACGCCTTCAATCTCGCCTGCTTCGCCGCCACGAGAACCAACTTATCGAGCTGCCCGACGAGGAACTCCATCTCGCGATAGTCGGCCTCGCTTTTCGTGTCCCGCTCACACAGACACATCCACCGCCGCTGGGCGCTGGCGATGCACATCTCTTCAGCGAACCGGGCCTCCCACATCTCCGCATCGCGCCAATCGTACAGCGTGCGCACCGGGATCCCGAGCAACTCCCGAATCTCCGGGATCGTGTTGCCCTGCAAGAACAGCCGGCGCGCAGCCAAATGGTCATCAGGTGTGCGGGTACTCATCTCCCACAGCATACCGCCAAACGCGCCGCCAGGCCCACCCTATTCATCCGCAGAGTTTGCCGCAGAATGATACACGCATGGCCCGAAAACAATACAACAAACAAGGGCCAACAATCGCATTGGAACCCCCCGAAATCACCCCTATGCTACTCTCGACCAAAGCCAGTCGCGCGACTGGAACCACACGAAGCGGAGCCCGCCACGATGCCCAAAAAGATCGCCCTCCTCACCGACTGGGTCACCGTAGGCACCGCCGGTCCCACCGTCGACGGCCGCAACATCGCCGACACCGTCCTGGCCGAGATGGCAGCCTCCTATGACCCCGAGGTCTACACCGCGGTCATCAACTCCGAGCACCTCCTCGGCTACTACGGCTCCTTCGGCCATGTGCGCGAGCTCCGCAGCGGCAAAGACAAGAACAGCAAAGCCATCCTCGAGGCCCGCCTCGAACCGAACGTGCGCATGCTCGACATGGCTACCTACGGCCAGCGCCTGTTCACCAGCATGGAAATCATGGAAGACTTCGCCGAGACGGGCAAAGCCTACCTCGTCGGGCTCGCCATCACGGACCAGCCGGCCAGCCTCGGCACCACGGAGCTCCGCTTCACCAAGAGCGCCAACAACGGCCAGATGCGCGCCGCCCCCGCCGAGATCGCCGGGGACGTGTTTTGCCTCCAGCCGCCCCCCGCCACCGCCGAGCCGCCCGCCGCCCCCACCAAACTCCGCGCCCTCGCCGACTCCTTCCACGCCCTGCTCACGCAGGCATTCGTCTCTGCCCCACCCAACGCCCAACCAGGGAAGCCCGACATGACCCCCGAAGAAATCAAGGCCCTCATGGGCACGGAACTCGACACCCGCTTCGCCGCCCTCGAAACCAAGCTCACCCTGTTGGCCAAGACGCCCGCCGCGCCCGCCGGCCAGACCACGCCCCCGCCCCCGCCGGCCGACCCGGTGACCACCGCCCTGGCAGAGTTCAAGGCCGAGGCCGCCAAGCAGACCGCCGGGCTCGCGCAGCTCACCGCCACGCTTACCGAAGCCCTCACCAAGGGCCAGGGCAATGCCGGCGGCAAGCAGCCCGGCGACGCGGGCAACGCCTCCACCGCCGTACTCTGACCACCCACCGCCACCGCCCCGCACCGGCACCCCCCCCAGGAGTTGAGCCCCCATGCGTAACGACACCCGCAAGCTCTATCTGGCCATGATCGAAGCCCTCGCCTCGACCTATGGCGTCCCCAGCGCCGTCCAGAAGTTCGCCATCGAAGAGCCGATCGCCATCCGCCTGAATGACGCCATCCAGGCCAGCGACGCTTTCCTCGGCACCATCTCCATCCTCGGCGTCGTGGACCAGAAGGGCCAGCCCATCCGGGTTACCGTGCCCACCTCCATCGCCGGGCGCACGGATACCTCGGGCGCGGGCGAGCGCACCCCGCAGAGCCTCGCGGCCCCCAGCTACTGGGATTACGAGGTCAAGCAGACCAACTTCGACGTGGCCATGTCCTACGCGTTGATGGACGTGTGGGCGCGCTTCGCCGACTTCCGGAGCCGCTACATGAACGCGGTCTACCGGCGCATCGCCCTCGACCGTATCATGATCGGCTGGCACGGCACCTCCGCCGCCGCGACCACCAACCGCTCCACCAGCCCCCTGTTGCAGGACGTCAACATCGGCTGGATCGCGAAGCTCGCCGCCGGCAACCCGGCGAACTACATGACCGAGGGCGCGAACTCCGGCCAGATTCGCCTCGGCACCGGCGGCGACTTCGCCAACCTCGACCAGATGGTGTACTCCGTGTACAGCATGATCGACAAGGCGCACCTCACCGGCCGCGAAGTCGCCCTCGTCGGGCAGGGCCTGGTTACCCGCGACATGGGCAAGGTCCTCGCGAGCCATGGCGAGACCCCCACCGAGCGCAACGCCATCCGCCAGCTCGACAAGAGCTATGGATCCCTCCCCACCGTGGTCCCGCCCCACTTCCCGGACTACGGCGTCATGGTCACCGACCTCGCGAACCTCCACCTCTACTACCAACTCTCCGGCATGCGCCGGCAGACGATTGAAGAGCCCAAGAAGGACCGCGTCGCCGACTACATCAGCTCCAACGAAGCCTACTGCTTCGGCGACTTCGAGGGCGTCGCGGCCCTCGACGGGGACGCCGTCGTCACCGACTGGTCGTAACCGCCTCGGCCTCCGGGCCGGGCGCCTTCACCACGCGCCCGGCCCGCGCCGGCCCTCCCCCGCCACCCCCACCGGAGCCGCCCCCCCATGGAACTCGCCACCTCCATCTTCGCCGTTGTCGGCGCCCTCTACACGCTGGCCCTCGCCATCGTCAAACTCACCCCCACTCCGCGCGACGATGCCGCCCTCGCCAAAGTCTCGCCCTGGCTGCAGGGCCTCGCCAAACTCTTTGGCCTCGACCTCAAGCAAGGCATCGCCTCCGCCCCGGCGAGCCAGGTCAAACTCCTCGCCCCCGTGCTCCTCCCCGCCCTGTTCGCCGTCGCCCTCGTCGCGAGCGTCGCCGGGTGCACCACGGCCCGGAGTACTCCCCAGTCGCAATACGTCGCCGCAGCGCACACCTACGCCGTCACGGTGCAGGCACTCACCACGGCGCAACAGGCCGGGCAACTCAACCCCGACAACCTACCCGCCATCACCGCCGCGGTGCACACCGGCCGCGAGCTGCTCGACGCCTGGGCCGCCGCTCTCGCCGCCGGCCAGGACGCGCCCGACCTCGCCGCCAGCCTGCAGGGCATCCTCGCGCAACTCGCGCACTACTACCAGGCCACGCTGGAGAACCCCCGATGAACCCCACCAGCGTCCTCCTGTTGCTCGACCTCCTCGTCAAGGTGGCCCCCTCCGTGGTCGCCCTGGTCGACGCCGTGCGCGACGGCCACGCCATCACCCAGGCCGATATCGACGCCGCCACCGCCGCCGCGCACCAGGCCGCCGATGGCTGGGACGCCGCCGCCGGCGCCGAACCGGAGGCCCCGCGGGAATGATCCCCGGCACCGACAAACTCTTCGCCTACGGCAGCGGCCTCGCCGTCGCCACCATGGGGGTCGCCTCAGACAACCCCTGGCTGCAGTTCGGGCTGGCCGGCGCGGTGGTCGGGGTGGTCATGTGGCAGGGCTGGAAACGCGAGACCCGCATGGCCTCCCGCATCGACCTCCTCGAGGACCGCCAGGATCAGATGATCGCCACCATGCACAAAGAGACCGCCGCCGCCAATGAACGCGACGTGGTCGCCCTCGAGCAAGTCGGCGCCGCCCTCAACGACAACAACAAGTTGATGCGCCAACTGATCGTGATTCACGATCGCCATCCCCTCGGAGAGCCCTCGCCATGACCCCCCAGCCCATCAAGCGCATGAGCGTGAACGCCGCCCTCGCCTACAAGCGCCGCGTCCTCGCCGCCCAGCACTCCGCCGCCCTGCAGGCGAACCCCGTCGCCGCCGCCTCCCTGGCCGATCCGGCGCCCCCGGTCGCCACCGGCAATGCCGCCCTCGACTTCCGCGCCCGCGCCCGCCACCGCCAGGCACAGGAGGCGATCGTCAAGCTCCGCGCGGAGAAGCAGGAAACCACCCTGCAGGAAGTCCGGGTTGAGCAGGCCGACTTCGACAAGCAGCTCGCGGACATTGGTGACGACGAGGCCCGGCTGCGCGCCCTGCCCCGCGGCGAGGCCCGTACCACGATGCTCCTCGCGGAGCTGCTGCCCAAGTGGCGCCCCATTGTCGACGCCTACGTCGCCGCCGGCAAGGCGTTCCCTAACCCCATCGCCGTGCTGGTCCTCATCTGGCTGTTCAATGCCGGCGACGCCGAGTCCGCGTTGCCGCTCGCGGATCTGCTCGTCGCCCAAAACCAGCGCATGCCCGACCGCTTCAAGCGCGAACTCCCCTGCTTCGTCGCCGACGCCCTGTTGGAGCTCCTCGAGGACCGCACCCTCCGCCACACCCCGCTGCCAGACGACGCCGAGGAGCGCGCG